GCGGATGCCGATGGGCTGACGGATTTCTATGGGCAACAGGCTTTGGCCGTTCGGGCCATGTTTGAGGCCGGGGAATGTTTTATCCGTTTTCGCCCTCGCAGGCCCGATGATGGTTTTGCCGTTCCCCTTCAGCTTCAGGTTCTTGAAGCTGAAATGCTTCCTTTGAGCAAGACGGAGCTGGGGCCGACGGGGAACCCTGTTCGGTGTGGGATTGAGTTTGATGCCATAGGGCGGCGGGTTGCTTACCACTTTTATCGCAAGCATCCGAGCGACAGCACAGACCAAGGCAACAAAGGCGAAATCGTTCGTGTTCCGGCAAGTGAGGTGCTTCATCTTTATCGGCCTCAACGTCCGGGACAAATTAGGGGAGTGCCGTGGATTTCCCCGGCGTTGGTGAAGCTCTATTTGCTCGATCAATATGACGATGCCGAGTTGGATCGTAAGAAGGTCGCGGCACTTTTCGCGGGGTTCATAACCAAAGCGTCGCCCGAAGATAATTTGTTGGGGGAGGGTGGTGCGGATGAAACGGGGGCTGCTATTGCGGGGCTTTCTCCCGGTACGATGCAGGTGCTTCTTCCCGGCGAAGATATAAAGTTCTCAAGTCCCGCCGATGTCGGTGGTTCATATGAGATGTTCGAGTATCGGACATTGCTTGCCATCGCTGCCGCGCTTGGCGTGCCTTATACGAACATGACGGGCGATCTTAAGGCGGCCAATTATTCCAGCATCCGGTCTGGAACTGTCGAATTCCGTCGGCGGTTGGAGCAGTTTCAGTTTGCAACGCTTGTGTTTCAGATGTGCCGCCCGATTTGGAAACGGTGGCTTGTTGCTGCCGCTTTGTCCGGCGCTGTGAACTTGCCGGGATTGGCGCGTAGTCCGGGGCTTTATATGCCCGTTAAATGGATTACGCCCAAGTGGGAATGGGTTGATCCTTTGAAAGATCGGCAGGCCGAGAAAATCGCGCAAGAGCAGGGCTGGAAAGCGCCTTCGGATATTATTGAATCCGAGGGGAATGATGTGGATGAAACCTATCGTCGCATTGCTGCCGATCAAAAACGCCGCGAGGAACTTGGGATTAAGTTAGGGGTTGTTGCGGCAAGTTCACAGCCTGTTCGGACAGCCGAGCCTTTGCCGGATGTCAGTGAGCCTTCTCAAAAAGAAAACGCGGATAAAGAGGAATAACCCTATGTTGCTTCCCCATATTGCTGCGCGCGTGTTCGGCGCGCCGCTCATGATTTCGCGCGCCAAGTTGGATGTGATTTTGAGCGTGCTGACGCCGCGTCTTCAAGGAGAAAGTCTGTCTGTTGCTTCTCCTGCCTTAACCCGTGGATACGAAGTAACGCCGGACGGTGTTTCCATTATTCCTATCCTTGGAACGCTTGTGCGGCGAACGGTGGGGCTTGAGGCGCAGAGCGGTTTAAGCAGTTACGTAAACATCGGACAACAGATTAAACAGGCGCTTGCGGATAATGCCGTTAAAGCGATCTTGTTGGATGTTGATAGCCCCGGAGGAGAGGCTGGTGGAGCATTTGATCTTGCCGATGAGATTTATGCGGCAAGAGACATCAAGCCAATTTGGGCCGTTGCGAATGAAGAGGCCTTTTCAGCCGCCTATGTTCTCGCGGCGGCGGCGACGAAAATATATATCTCACAGACAGGCGGCGTCGGGTCTATCGGCGTCATTGCCATGCACTTGGATCAAAGCCAAGCGGATGCCGATGATGGGCTGAAATACACAGCCATTTATGCCGGGGCACACAAAAACGATTGTTCGCCGCATGATCCTCTTTCTGATCCCGCCAAGGCCGTCATTCAAACCGAGGTCAACCGCGTTTATGGCCTCTTCGTAAATGCCGTTGCGCGGATGCGCGGGCAGTCGGTCGAGAATGTTCAATCAACAGAAGCCGCCTTGTATTTCGGCGATAACGCCGTTGCGGCACGACTGGCAGACAAGCTCGGAACTTTTGACGATGCGTTGAACGATTTAACAGCCTCGCTCGTTCCAAAGTCCATACAGCTCTCTTTTTCCTCCAACAAAACGACAAACAGAAAGGCGAAAACAATGACCAATACCGATAAACAACCCGCTATCGAAGCGGAAAACGATGTGCCCAATCTTGAAGCGCTAAGTGCGGAATTTCAGGAAAAGGCAAAAGCTGAAGCGCGGGCGGAGGCCTTGGCTTATGTCACGGAGGTCAATGATTTGTGCGCTCTCGCAGGTCAATCGGCGAAAGCGTCGGATTTTATCGCAAAAGCTATTCCGGTTGCTGAAGTTCGTCGGGCTCTTCTGACGGCAAAGGCGGCTGAGGCTGAATCTTCTGCCATCGTTGGCCTTATCTCCAACAATCAAATACCCGCCGAAGATCCCACGATAAATACGGCGGCGATTTACGCATCTCGTAACAACCAGAAAGGAAACTAAATATGACGGTATTTACAGAAGGCCAACACAAGGCCGAATTTCTTGTGACCGAAGCCGAAGGCACTCTTTCGCGCGAGACAGGCACTATCCTCCTTGGTCAAAACCTGAAGGCGGGGCATGTCCTTGGGCGCGTTACGGTGGGGGCTGCTTCTGGCGTAGCCGCCAGCGGCAATACAGGGAATGGCACAATTTCCGATGTGTCGGCAGGTAGTGGCGCAAAGCCGGGAGTTTATACTGTGGTTTGCGTCGAGCCTGCCGCGAATGCAGGAACCTTCGTTTTGGAAGATCCTGAAGGTGTTACGCTGGGGACTGTCACCGTCGGGGTTGCTTATGCCGGAGCTGTGAACTTCAAGCTAAACGATGGGGCTGTGGATTTTGCTTCTGGCGACCGCTTCCTTGTTACCGTGGCGGAAGGGTCTGGCAAATACAAAGAATACAATCCCGCCAATACGGATGGGTCGCAAACTGCTGTTGCTATTCTTCTCGATAACGTTGACGCCTCGACGGCTGATAAACAAAGCGTTGTCATTGCCCGACAGGCCGAGATCAATGCCGCTGAAATTGTTTGGTTCACAGGCGCAACGTTGGATCAAAAAACGGCGGGCCTCAATCAGCTTAAGAAGCAGACGATCATCGCTCGTTCGGCTGTTTAAGCCCTCAAATATCAATCTCAAATAACGAAAGTTTTCCTTCATTCGCATCGGTGTGAATGAAAACGGACTTTTGTGTCTTAACGGAAGGACTTCTTATGACTATTCTCGATATATTCAATAACACCGCGTTTTCGGTCACATCCTTGACGGATGCGATCAACAAAATTCCGTTTGTTCCCGGAAAAGTCGGGCAATTGGGGATTTTCAACGAGTCCGGGGTAACGACTACCTCGGTCATGATTGAAGAACAAGAAGGCACGCTTTCTTTAATCCCGACGAGTCCTCGCGGCGCGCCTGCGGCACAGAATAAAAACAGCAAACGCAAGGCACGTTCGTTGGTCGTTCCTCATATTGCGCTTGAGGATAAGATCATGGCGGATGAAGTTCAGGACGTTCGGGCATTCGGCAGCGAGAGCAATTTGCAAAGTGTGCAAACGGTCGTCAATCAACGGCTATCTGATATGACAAACAAACACGATGCAACGTTGGAACATCTTCGCGTCGGTGCAATCAAAGGACAAATTATCGATGCCGATGGGACGACCGTTCTCTATGATCTGTTCAGCGAATTTGGTGTCACGCCGTATGATGAAATCGACTTTGATCTGTCGAACGCGAATGCGGCGAAGGGTGCAATCAAGAAAAAGTGTCACGACATCAAACGAAAAATGGAAGATGCCCTTGGGGCAACACCGTACACAGAAATTCATGCCTTCTGTTCGGCAACGTTTTTCGACAATCTTGTGACGCATGCCGATGTTGCAAAAGCCTATGATCGCTTTCAAGAAAGCATCTTTTTGCGACAGGGGCAGGCACGTAGCCAGTTTGATTATGCGGGGGTTGTGTTTGAAGAATATCGCGGCAGCGTTGGCGGTATTGATTTTATCCCCGATGGTAAGGCGTTTTTCTTCCCCGTAGGTTCGCCGGGGCTGTTCCGTCAATACAACGCGCCTGCGGATTTTGTCGAAACCGTCAACACGATTGGTTTGCCGCGTTATGCAAAGCAGGCGATTGATGACGAATTTGGTCGGTGGGTCAAATTGCACACGCAGGCAAACCCGCTTCCGATTTGCACGCGGCCCAAAGTTCTCATCAAGGGCAAGGCGGCGGCCTAATGGGCTTCGAGGGCATGATCGCGGCGTTGTTCGCCGATCCTATCTTGGCAAAGAACGCCGTGTATCTGCCGAAGGGAAGCCTCGATGGCTTCACGGTGCGCGTGATTACAAAGCAGCCGGATACGCTGACAGATTTCGGCGGTGGGCGGATTCATACCGAAACGGCTTTGTTTGATGTGCAAAGCAGGGAAGTCCCAAACCCGATGATTGATGATCGGCTTACGGTGGATGGGGTGACTTATCTTGTTCAATCCGAACCCACAGCCGACAGAGATCGCTTGATCTGGACGCTCAACACGAGGCCGGAATGAGATTTCTTGCCGCTTTGCAGGGCGATCTTAAAAAGATCATGGCGGAGGAGGCCAAAGCCGGGGAACAAGCTGTCACAAACGGTGTGCGTCAGGCAACGGATGGATTGAAACTTGAATTACGAGGCCAAGTCACAAGCGCGGGTCTAGGTCAAAAACTTGCGAATACGTGGCGTGGGCAGGTTTATCCGAAAGGCGGCATAAGCCTGAATGCGGCGGGGTTTGTGTTCAGCAAAGCGCCGCAGATTATCCGCGCTTTCGATCAAGGAGTGCTTATCCGTTCAAGCAAAGGGTTCTTTCTCGCCATCCCGACGCCTGCCGCTGGAAAAGCTGCGATGGGAAAGAAGATAACGCCCGCGCGGTGGGAACAGGCGAATGGAAAACGGTTGCGTTTTGTTTATCGGCGCAGCGGCCCGTCTTTGCTCGTTGCCGACGACATGCGCGCGAGAACAGGAAAACGTGGGGGATATTCTTCGGCAAGCGCATCGGCTTTGCGAACGGGCAGGGGGCTAACAACGGTGCCGATGTTTATTCTTGTGCCACAGGTTTCTCTTCGTAAGCGCTTTGATGTCGATAGCGCAGGTCAGAGGT